TGGTTGATCTGGTTTTTCAACTCAGCTTATAATTGTAAGCACAACATTATCAGTTGCACTCACACGAAAGGAAACACACATGAGAATCAATGGACTGACCCCCCGTGAGATCGCACACGACTTGGCGATGGGTTGGCTGACTGCCGTCTATCGGGGCCACACTGGTGATCTCGCAAATATGACCCCATCCGAGACTCAGGCAGTGAAGGCGGCGATTGCCAGACTCCACGCCCAACTGCTCAACAAGAGCGGCTTGGACGGTCTTCTGCTCGGCGACTAATTAATCAACCACGGGGGCTACAGCCCCCATCTTCAAAAGGAAACACACATGAACGCAACGCTGTCCCCCTCTTTTGTTTTCCCCTCGCTGCCCGAGGCTCTCGACTTTGAGCCAGTGCGTGAGCAAGCCACCCGCAAAGGAGTGCCTGTGGAAGGGCGCTACTGGGTGATTAACCCGAACACCGATGCCATTATTGGTGACGGTAGGAACGTCCACAAAGTGGAAAACTACAAGAAGATGTGGAACGCTATGTGGGAAGGCTTGAGTGCCTCCTCGCTTGATCTGGCTGGTGCTACGGTGGAAACCCGTGTCATTGACAATGGCGCTGCCATGCGAGCCACCATTGACCTCCCCCGCCACGACTTCGACAAGAAGCTGGGCGAAGCTGCGAAGATGCGTATTGTGGTGGCAGACAGCCATGACCAGAGCGTGAAGCGTAAGGTGCAGGCTATGGTGCTGCGTCTTGCTTGCCTCAACGGCATGCTGTCGGTGCGTGAAAACATTGGCTTTTCACAGCGTCACACCACCTTCAATGACCCCGAGGTGATTGGGTCTGTGGCCTCTGGCTGGGTGCACCAGCTTGAGAACGAAGCTGCTGGTATGCGTGAGATGATCTCCATCAATGTGAGCTTCGACACTGCCATCATGTTCTATCGCCATAACGTGGCCCGCTATCGCACAGCCTCTGGCTGGAAGTTTAATGAGCGTATGCTTGACCGCATCGTTGCCATCCATCGCAGCTATGCTATGGGTGATAACGCCTACCGTGTGTATAACACCCTCACCCACCTGTCCACCCATGTGGAGCAGGCTCGTGGTGGTGCTGACACTGGGCGTAAGCAGCTACGCATTGAGCAGGACATTGAGCAGGTGGTGCGTGGCCCGTTTGCTCGTCTGCTAGAGGGCGAATTGGTGACACACGCTGCCTAAGCCTAGGCACATAGGAGGGGAGCCATAGTGGCTTCTCTCCTCCTCCTCTTCTTTTTCTCAGCCGCAAAGGGGCACGACATGTTACTTGAGAACGTGAAGGTAAAAATAATTGTGGATGGCGAGGCAAGCTCTAAGCTTGAGCTGGCATGCACCACGGACAGCCATCTACAGGATGTGCTGTATGCCTTGCAAGATGGGCACACACGGATGGGCGATGAGTGCAAGCTGGTGGTGTCATACACCGTCAACCAACATTGAAAGACACACTGTGAATAAAGATAAAGCCATTGGCATGTTCATGGGGCTGTTCATTGGTGATGCCTTGGGCGCACCTTTTGAATTCTCAAAAGAAGACAACACCAGAGAGCCTGAGATGGTTGGTGGTGGCTGGCTGGATGTAGCTGCTGGTGAATGGACAGACGATGGTGCAATGGCGATGTGCATTGCAGATGCTTACATCCGTAAGCGCACCTTCAATGCTTCCCTCATCGTAGACAACTTCAAGAGATGGCGCAGGCACGAAGGCAGTGTGTTTGGCACTCGTTCGTATTGCTTTGATGTTGGCAACACATGCTCCAGAGCCATCATCAATGCCACCAACGAGCGCCCATACGCTGGCGATGCCGATGTCTTGTCCAGCGGGAATGGCTCCATCATGCGGCTAGCTCCAGTGCTGTTGGCAAACCACAGCAACAAAGTAAGAGCAGTGTCAGAGGCTGTGGCATCAGCTTTGCTAACGCACGGAAACAGCGACACCATAACCTATGTCGGTGCGTTTGCTAATGATGTGCTGGCCTCTTCTGAAGACTTTGCTGCCGTAGTAAGCACAGCAAAGCTGTGTGACATTACAGACGAATCCATGTGCAACACTGTGCAGTATGCTTATTCGTTGGCACACACGAGCGTTAAGCGTAGCCGCACCTTTGAAGAGGCGCTCGCCCGTGTCATCAGGAAGGGTGGCGACACCGACACCACTGCTGCTGTTGCAGGCATGTGGGCTGGTGCTCGTTTCGGATTGTCTGCCATACCCCAGCGCTGGCTGTCTGTGCTGCACCAGCGTGACCACCTGATGGACACGGCAGAGAAGCTCTACACACTCGGCTGCGAGAGGAAGATAAGCTATGAATAGAGTGGATGAAGAAGGCAATGTGTGGAAGCCCTTCGTTGTTGGGTATGAGACGAGCGAAGGCCCACGGCTGACGTTCGTGTATGCCATCAGCGCTGAGCATGCACAACTTGTCATTGAGGACTTGCGTTCAAGCGCAAGATTGGTTGGTGAAGTGGTAGAAAGGAAAGATGAAAATGAGTGAAGACGGAAACAAAGTTTGGGTTTTTGGTTGGTGTGTCATTGGTGTGTTGGCACTGGCGTCCATCATCGGCATCACGCTGGTGTCTCTTAACAAAGACGCTATGATTCGTGACATGGTGAAGGCTGGGGCAGACCCTCTTGAGGCGCACTGCTCCATGAATGGGTCACACACCACGATAGCGTGTGCCTTAGTGGCTTCCAATGCCGCTGCCAAACTACAATAAGTGGGCTGTGGCACTGGTGCTGTATGGCACTAGTGTCATCCTGCTGCTGCATCACAGCCTATGGAACTTCTCTTTGATGTTCATTGGCATAGGCGTGATGTGGCAGCTTATAGGTGATGCGAGGGTGTTTTATGCTGGAGAAAGTAAGAGCCGTTGTTCTTCAATGGAAGGCACAATTTCAATGGACATGGATGATGAGGAAGGTGGAGGAAGACCGTGTGCAACAACAGCAGCGAACAAAAGAAAACAAAATCGAAACCGACAAAGGGAAACACATTGACATCAGGGTGTGACGATGAGCAGCTTCCAACAATCTGGCCTTTCCCTACCTACGAAGGAAAGCCCCTCAACAGACCAGAGCCAAAGCGAGAGCGAAGAAGCCCCTATCCAGACGGAGAAGAAGCCCTCTTCTAGACTTCGCTCACACCTGTCTAGGTATGTGCAGAAGGTGAAATATAAAGGCGAGGTTAGCTATCGCTATCTGCCACCAGCAGACGCTGTCGAAGCTGGTGTGGTGAAGCGTGTTGCGTTGGGTAAGAGCAGAGCTAAGGCCAATGCCTACGCAGATGAACACAACATCTTGATTGACAAGTGGAGGTGGGAGCGTTCTTATCTAAAAAACTTGACGAACAAGGCACGAGTGAGAGACTTGGTCAAGGCGTATGAGAACAGCCTGAGCTTTAAGAAGCTCAATGAGAAGTCAGCTGAAGCCTACCTATACTATCTGTCCGTGTGGGTGGACAAGCTTGTAGGTGGTGTGCCGCTGCTGAAAGCCAAGCTCAAAGACATAAGCACACCTATGTGTCAGCGTGTCTATGACGACAGTGCTGGTAAGAGTATCAGCCTAGCCAACCACAGCCTAGCTGTGTGGCGTGTGATATTCAACTTTGCCATTAGGCATGGATACACACAGCACAATCCCTTCAGCAAGGTGCAGCGCATGGCTGTGAGGCAGAGGAAAGTGGTGTGGACTAAGGAGGAGCTATCTCGGTTTCTTGATGTGGCCTATTCAGATTTTAGGACAAGAAACATTGGACTAATTGTGCAGATGGCATACGAGTGGGGACAGCGGCTGGGAGACATGCGTACCCTGCGCTGGGACAACTTCGACTTTGAGACAGGGGTGCTCAGCCTTGAGCAGAGCAAGAGGAGGGCACGAATATCTTTACCAACCTCTGATGGATTGAGAGCCATGCTGAAGCAGCAGCATGAGGAGTATGGGTGGCAGAAATACATTGCCCCCTCGTCTAAGTCAGACAGAAAAGGTGGGCTGTTGCCCATCACACCAAACAATCTGGCGAGAGTGGGTGACACAATAAAGAAGAAGGCTAACATACCTGACGAGGTGAAGCTGATGGATTTGAGACGCACTGCTGTGACGGAAATGATTGAGGCAGAAGTGCCTCTGCCAAACATCATGGCGATGACGGGGCATGCCACACCGCAAAGCGTAGCCCCATATCTTAAACACACACTGAAGGGAGCGATTGTGGCAGCTAAAGCACGGGGGTTTATATGAAGCGCAGAGCTAAAGGCTTAGACCAACAAGGCAGATATCCAGACGCCTCTGACGGTGGCGTTGAATATGGCAAGCTAGATGACATCATCATTGCGCTTGTCTTTGTCCTCCTTTTCATCATCGTAATTAACATACTTGTATGAACACTTGTTTCTTGAAGAAGGTGAGAACACTTTGGAATGTTGACTATGTTCCGAAGGAACAGAATAGGCATAACCAATTGCAATGGGTACGCAGTGTGCGTATGCTTGGTGATAAATGGCTATTGGCCCAACATGTACAGAGAAAGGCGCAGCAATGAAGGCTACAAATAAGTTTCGTTTCCTGCTCTCATTCAAAGGAAAGAGAGAAATAAAAACTCTACAGCAGTGGTGGGAAGAGGAACAGCCTTTCCAATCCTACCGCATGGATGTTAACGGTGAATACCTAGTGCCTGAGATTGTTGGGGAATGGCGAGACATACCAATAGAAACGCAAGAGGAATATTTGTGATATGAAAACGCACGATCAACTCGTAGAAGAAATGATGGAGCGTCCCGGCGTTAGGGCAGAGGTGGGCCAAATGAACAGAGAAGACATCATCCGCATGGCACGGGGCACTTGTTCGCAAGCGCCGCGAGAAGATTTGGAGACCACCGCATGGGTTTTTGGCATTGAAGGTCTTGAAAGTTTCGCCGCCCTTGTCGCCGCAGCCGAGCGTGAGGCGTGTGCTCAGATTGCCGACACTGCCGAGCCATACAAGTGTGCAGACCTTATCCGCGCAAGGGGGAACACATGACAAACGACAGGAAACTTCAGTGTTTATCTACCTCTGAGTGGCTTCGATGGTATGCACAAACACTTGACCCAAATAAATATTCATCTTTAAAGTACGAGATGAATAAAGCTGCCGATCTTCTTGCTGAAGTTTGGCAGGAGCATGAGGCACAAAATACACAGGAGAAAAGAGCATGAGCACTTGGCTTATTGCCATGATAGGAGTGGTGTATTTAGTGGTGTCTATAGACCTCTATTTAAAGTCTCAGATAGGACTAAGCATTGCCTTCTTCGGATATGCCATAGGAAATGTAGGACTGTATTTAGAGGCTAAGTGATGAACAGATTTGATATGGAACAATTGATAATGCAGGGGTGGTCTACTAAGGAAGACCTGATAGACATCTTGTGGAAGATATGTGATAGCGAAGACAAGCCAGATGAGGACGCACTCTGCAACATGCTCATAGGTGCCGCACACCTGCATGATGTTCGCATGGAAAGATTGTTCAGTGCATTTCGACAGATGCTTAAGGAAGGTTCTATTAAGTGACATTTATTAAGACACACCAACCGTGTGTCACATGTGGAAGCAGCGATGGTTTGTCAATTAATGATGACATGTCAACGAAGTGCTTCGTATGTGACACATTCACACCATCATCAATGAAGGAACACACAGCGATGACAGAGGAAGTTAAAAGCAACGATCAGTTTATGAAAGCATATAGAGAAGGACATGCTGTCTCTGTATCTGATAGACGCATCACCAAAGCCACTATGGAGAGGTATGGTGTTGTTCGTGTTGATGGCAACTACATGTTCCCATACCACGATAAAGACAATCAAGTGGTGGCTTGCAAGGTTAGGGCTGTTGACGAAAAGAAATTCACCACTGCTGGGCTGTGGAGCAAAGGCTCTTTGTTTGGTCAAAATCTATTCCCCTCTGGTGGACGCTATCTCACCATTGTTGAAGGGGAGTTTGATGCGCTGGCTGCGTTTCAAATGACTGGCAGTAAATATCCAGTGGTGTCGATACGCACTGGAGCAGCCTCGGCTTTGAAAGACTGTAAGACCCACTACGAATACATTAACAGCTTTGAAAACATTGTTGTCTGCTTTGATGGTGACGAGCCGGGAGTGAAGGCGGCGAAGGAAGTGGCAGAACTCTTCGGCAGTAAGTGCAAGGTGTTTAAGCCGCTGCCAGATTACAAAGATGCATGTGACTGGCTCTCAGACAGCAAGGAAGCTGCCTTCGTTCAACGCTGGTGGTCTGCTGAGCAATATGTTCCAGACGGCATTGTCTCTGGAGCCACCCTGTGGGATGAGGTGTCAAAGCCAATGCCACCAGCCAACTGCATGTATCCGTGGCATGGCTTGAATGAACTAACCTATGGCATCAGGCATGGGGAATTGGTGACAATAACGGCAGGCTCTGGCTTGGGTAAGTCTCAGACGCTACGAGAGATAGTGTGGTATATCCTGCAAAAGACATCGGACAATATTGGCTTGATGTTTCTTGAGGAGAGCATAAGGAAGACTAGCCTGTCTGTTATGTCGCTTGCTGCCAATGCTCCTCTGCATTTACCAGACTCTTTAGTGAGTGATGAGGAGAGGCGGAGAGCCTTTGATGAAACACTTGGCACTGGAAGACTCTTCTTGTTTGACCACTTCGGCAGCACTTCCATTGAAAACATTGTCAACAGAGTGCGGTATATGGCTAAGGGGCTGGGATGTAAATATGTTTTCCTAGACCATGTATCCATTATTGTCTCTGCTCAAGAGAATGGAGATGAGCGCAAAGCCATTGACGAGATAATGACTAAGCTTCGCATGCTTGTGCAGGAAACAAACATCGCCCTCATCATAGTCAGCCACCTAAAGCGTCCCTCTGATAAGGGACACGAGGAAGGGGCTGTCACCTCGCTGGCACAGCTGCGAGGCTCTGGCTCCATTGCACAGCTTAGTGATATGGTGATTGGCCTTGAGCGTAATGGTCAAGCCGAGGACGAAACCACACGCAACACCACAAAGGTGAGAGTGCTGAAGAATCGTTTCTCTGGCACAACAGGCCCAGCTTCTGAGTTGCTCTACAACAAGCACACAGGTAGAATGCTGGAGATCGAGGAAGAGGAAACTACCAGCGAAGCCCTATGATTTTTTTGGACATTGAGACAGATAGCAAGCACAACAAAATCTGGCTGTGTGTAACTGACAAGGATGGGGAGGTACGGAGATGGACTTCCCCAGACAAACTACAGCAGTACATTGCAGACAGTAATGTTGTTGGACACAACATCATAGGCTTTGATGCACCAGTGTTAAAGCGTGTGTGGGGTGTTGAAATTGCTGAGACAAAGCTGGTAGACACACTAGTTATGTCTCGTTTGTACAAGCCAGACATAGAGGTGGCGTTTGTTGAAGGCAGCAGAGCGCCATCCATTCACAGCTTAGAAGCTTGGGGCATAAGGCTTGGCTGTCACAAGATGGGCTTCACAGATTTTGATGGTGGCC